AATATTTACCCTCCATAACTTTTTTAAATTAAGCATTCTTGCACATTGAATACTTAGTTAAATATTGGATATCCACTTATTATGATAATAGAGTTTTACCTCTCCGTCAACAATTTAACCATTTTTTGTTAATAAAAAAAAGAATAACATATATAAAGTGTTACTTTTATTTATTTTATTTTTTATATATGGCTATTTTTCAATATTTTATAATGTTGATACTATTTATTCTTTTAACTTTCGTCAGTTAAATGTCAGTAAAATATTTTATCCACAAGTTTTCCACAACTTATCCCCAATGTTATCCACAAAAAAAGGTAGCACTTATATTAGTAGCTACCTTTTATTTATTAATCTTCATCTTTCCAGCTTTTTATCCAATCTGCTATTTCCATTATTTTTTCTTCAGTTATTTCTTCTTTATCATGTAATTTTGTAATTAGTTCTGATAAAGGATTGTTATGTAAACCTCCAAAAATTCTTTTGCCTTCTAATTTAAGATATTCTCTTTCTTTTACTAGTACTGTATAGTGTACATGTTTCCCAATTCTCTGCGATATTAAAAAACCTTTTTTGGTTAATCTAGCTAAAAGTGTAATTGTAGTTGTATGCTTCCAACCATATGTTTTTTCTATTTCATCTGCAACATCTTTTGATATTACAGTTTTATAACCAGTATTCCATATGTATTTCATAATTTTTAATTCTGCATCTGGTAGTTTTTTATTCAACATAATATATTCCTTCTTTCAATTTATGTCACTTCTTCAAATTTATCTAACTTAAATTAATAATATGAGCTTTTTATCACAAAAACCACAGGTAAATTTTTCCATATATTCTACGTATTTAGTCTGTTTTTTCAAGTGTAAAATAATGTTCATATCTATAAATTTATTAAATTTTCAAACAATCTTGTTGAATAACAACTAATTCTATTGTATTATTGTAGTTGTAGAATAAAACTAAATCGGCAAAACTAGAGAAATTTAGTGACGCAAAGCTATAGGGACTAAGACTTATATAAATATCTTATGAGTTATGTCAGCCAGTTGCCAAAGAGATATTGTTCTTTTTGTTTTTATGAAAGTTTTTTAGGGGGATAATAATATATATACTTAGAGATAAAATAAAATATATTTCTAGCATTCACAGTTTTATTTTTTCTTAAAATGCGATATAATAAAGATGTAAATTCGTATCAAAAACAAAAAAAGAAACTACAATCTATTAGCCTAGAGTGAAGTTTCATTAACTAAATATTAATGTCGTTTTTTATTAAACTTGATTTTTACATCAAGCTCAAAGTCACTCCTGCCAGAGTGGCTTTTTACTTTTCTGGAAATAATATATGTAATAAAGCTAGCTGTTAAACTAGCTAACACTCCTAGTAAAAATTCGCTCATTTCTCCACCTCCTTCCTTTTAAGGGATGGAATGTAGAAAATGAAGCTCCACTCTTAGATTGTAGTTCCACAAGATTATTCTTGCATTTTAATTATAACATAATTTTACAATTATCAAATATCTATTCTCCATTTTTTTTATTTATACAATATATTCTATATTGCAATAAAAAACATTGTTTTAAATATATATACATATGTATATACTAAATATGTTAAACTTAATTATGGAAAATATAAAATGAAAGGAATAAAAATATGACTAAGACTATATTATGTGATTACTGTAATAAAGGAATAAACAAAGATGATAATAAGTATATTACTTTTCATAAGAAAAGTCATATGAAAACTAACATTTGTATTAATTGTGCATTAAATTTGATAGATAAAGATAAATTAAATGAAAATATTATAAATAATCAACATGATTATTCAAAGAAATGAAAAAAGCACTCTCCATAATGAAGAATGCTCTATATAATAATGTTTGACTCAGTAAAGATGCATTGGGGTTACATATTTACTTTTTTATTATATCATATAATTTACTTTATGAAAAAGACCTATTTAAATCAATTTTAAGGTGTGTTGAGTAATGTTCTTGATAGTTTATATGTTAATGAATTTCAAAAAAATAAGCACCCTTATAAAAAGAGTACTTTTGGTATATATTCAAACATTTATCTAATACAATTATAGCATGTCTTATATTTTAGTATGATAATTTTCGTTCGTTTTATTATTACAACTTCTACTATAGTTTTCATACTTTAACATCAACTAAATGAATTTAATTAAGATTACTAGTTAATCGTTTTTTGGTTCTTTCATATTCTGAAATCTAAAATTTTATTATTTGTTTATTGTTATTATTTAACACATGTTGGTATTTCAACGATTTATCTTATTGTTAATATTCTTATTGCTTCCAAAGTATATCTAATTATTTTTAAGATAATTTACTAATTTTTATTTTTCAAACATACATTCGACAAAAAACAGTTTTTATATGGTATAATTATATTGTATAATACAAAAGGTTAATGAAAATAATTAATATTAAATGTACCAAAAAAAATAGTTTTTGATATAATGAATATTATAATAAATAATTATTTAAATAAAATATTATATAAGGATGTGATTTTATGGATTTCAAAATCAGAGAGCTAATTAATGATATAACCCAAGATATTATCCAAACATACAAAATCCAAATTCCAATAGTAAATATAAATCAAGTTGTTGATGCTTTAGGAGGCAAGGTAATAGAAGATAGTTCTTTAAGTGGATACTCTGATGGATTTATTAGAAAAGTTGATGATTCATTTGAAATAGTGGTATCTCCTTATCAACCAGATACCAGAAAGAATTTTACCATTGCTCATGAACTTGGACATTTATTTTTACACATGGGTTATGGCATTGATGATGAACTATGGAATAGTCAAGATGGAAATCAGTATTTTAGAAGTGGCAATACCAATAAGGAGTATCAATCCAATGAATTTGCAGCAGCCTTGTTGATGCCTAAACATGAATATAAAAGAATTATGGATGAAAACACAGTAGGTAATAAGGTCGATACTTCAAAAATTGCAGAATACTTTAATGTTTCCTCTTATGCAGCATCTAATAGAGGGAAATGGTTAGGATATTTACAATGGTAGATGATAAAGAATATAAAACTCAAAATGTAAATAATGTTCATAATTCAGCTAAAAACGAAAACGCTTTTAATCTTAAAAAGTATAAGGAAAAACTTCAAGAAAATATTAATACTGATATTTATGAAAAAGAAAAAGAACCTAATCATCCAGAAGTGATTTTGTTCTTTTCTTTTGATATAGCTAATTCATCATTATATAAAAATATAAATTATAGCGGATGGGCTAAGGTATTATCACATATAATTCGTAAGTTACAATATAGAGTTTATGAAAACCTTAAAGCACAACTTTGGAGAGTTCTTGGTGATGAGGTAATTTTCATTATCGTACTAAAAAATTATGATGAAATTTATAAATACATAGATATAATCTTTGATATTTTAACAAGCACTGCTAAAGATATAAAAAGTGGTAATATATTCTCTACACTAGAAGGATTTTCTGAATCTGAAAAATACTTAATGAAACTTCAAAATATTATTTCAATAAAATTTGCTATCCCTTTATCTTTAATTTCGCCTATATAGACAATATCTATATCTTTTTCTGATATTTTCACTTCATTTTCTAACACTATGGCCTCATCTATTTTTTGTGTAAATTCTTTTCCGTTATATGTTCCTACAACATCCCAAATCAACTCTAAAAATCTTCCTCTTCTACCGTTTAACTCATCTTCTGTTCCGTTATAAAATGAGTTTAATAATTTTATAAACTCTTTATAGTTCTTATCTTTAATTATAGATTCCTCAAATCTAAAATTATTTTTTACAATATCCTCAATTTTACTACTATCAATATTATTTTTCCATTCATCTAATATTGACAGTGTTATACCTAAGAACGATTTATTGTTTAACATAAACTTTGCTAGAGATTCTGCTGACTGATGTTTTTCCCTGCTAGTACTCTCTTTAGATTTAAATTTCAATCTCATATTATGCCTTATATGGAGAAATTACTAGAGCAGGATATCCAATACGAGTTGTGATGGAACTTATTATCTCTCTTGCATAAGGCCATATATTAACTGGAACATTTCGTTCTATAAACATTAATATATAATCATCTTCATAATCCTCTATTGAATTAAATTTATAAATTGCCCTTAGTTCAAATTTTAAATTTACCAAACCTTCTCCTTGACATTCTATTCTTAAGTTAAATTTAGGATAAAATTCTACTACTTCTGATAATTTTTTAAATTCTTCACACTCATATTTCATATTAACATCACATTTGATACTTTCATTTTTGATATTTTCATCTTTATGTAATATAACATCGCTTAATTCAATATTTTTAATTAGCACATTTACTAGTTCCACATCATTAACTAATTTTCTATACTTCATTTTATCTAATTCCATTAATCTTCCTCCAAAATCTAAGCTGCCAATGCATAATCATCATTATCATAATCCTCTATTTCAAACTTAAAGTTAAAATCAAATTCAATATGTTCATTGTCTATATAATTTGATGAGTTATCATTGTTAACTAAATTTCCAATATTAGTAAACCTGATATTTCTAGAAATTTCGTATTCTTTATATTTTATACATATAAGCTCTTCTAAATTATCAAAGATATTACTTAATAAATCATAATACTGTTCACTTTTCTTCATAGGATTATGATACATTTCATCTGCTATTTTAAAGTTAGCCTTGCTTTTATCTAATACTTTCTTTATTATTTTTGATAAATTGATTCTCCAATCTAATGTTTTATCAGTAATAAAATCTTCTTCTATATTTTTAATTGACTGCAAGGCATCTTCTTTTATAAACTGTATATCCCATTCATCCTCTTCTATATTGTTATTTTTTAGAGTTTTAGTTACATACTGAATTTTTTCTTCAAATAAATTATATAAGCTATCTAAATAGCATGTTTGTTTTAAATCTAAAATAGACTTATTTTCAAACATAATTGAATAATTATTCATATTAAATTCCCCCTTGTAAACAAATCTTTCCATAAATATACCTCCAAGAGTATAATTTAAGATTTGTTACCTAAATTATACCATTTTAATATTTACATTCCAACAACAAATATTATTAATATTTTCTCATATATACTAAGTTTTTATACATCTGCTCTATATATTTTTATTTTTATGATTATATAAACATGTTACTTTTTTCATTAAAGTTTAATATTTTCTCATACTATACTCTTTTCTGAACAATTTTGATATCCTTTATATTTGTAATACCCTTTGTATTAATAATTAACCAGTATATAATAATCATTATCAATTTAATACATTTTTTACATGTAATTATATACCTTGTTATTTTCATATAATATATATTACATTTAATATATATTATGTGAATTACAAAATAGTCTAGAAATTGTATATAAAGTGTAGGCAAAATGTAAGTAAATATCTTTAACTTGAATTATCAATTTTACTTATTTGTAAAATACTATCTTTTATAAAAACTGTTTTAATTGAGGTGTAAAAAAGGAGGTAACAACTAACTAGTTGCTACCTTCTAATCTATCTATCAAATAAAAACTTCTAATTTGACTTTTAAACATTAATTCAATGTCTTTTACTGCATCTTGAACACATTGCTTAAACTTTAAATCATAGTATATATTCACTTCACCTATGCTATTTACACTTAAAGAATAGTCTTTTCTTTCTATTATACATATGCTCCCACAGTCTGATAAATCATTCTTGTATATTGATTTTAACTGCCTTTTTATTTTGAGAAAGTCTATTTTGGGGTAAATATCGTTTGGATAAAAACTTTTCTCTTGTATTAACATATTCTCACCTTTAACTCTACAATTTTTCTTTTACAAATTCTATAGCTTTATCCATTGTTGACCATACATCATTACCATATAGTTGAGTAAATTTTTCTCCTGTAGTCTTACTCATTTCCTTCATTTTATTACAAGTTACTCCACCAATTACATACAAATTTTGTGTTCTATGTGGTTTATAGTCTTTTATATCTGTAACTAAATAACTTTCTTTTTCTCTCTTATAATATAATCCTAAAATGTCTGCCGATACTTTATCATCACCACTGTACACTATTGTATGTTTATATCTATTATAATTGTTTTCTTCTGCTGAACTTATATGTTTAGTTATAGCTTCTACTATTGCAGTAGCTAATTTATCAGCTCCTAAACTCAAATACTTATTTGCATCTTCACTGTCCACAAAGCATACTTCTATTAGCATACTTTTAGCTTTTGTTTTCTTTACTACATATAATCCACTTCCATCTTTTACCCCTCGATTTGTAAATCCTAAATCAGAGATTTTTTTACAAACGTCTATAGCATCTTGATACTGTTTGCCTTTGTATGTGTAAACTTCGCATCCTCGTCCTTTTCCTGCATTAAAATGTATGCTTATAAACCAATCTAAATCTTGTCTATTTGCTTGTGTTGCTATTTTAGACAAACACTCACTTTGTGTAGATGCTTTATCTATAGTACAATCAACTACATTGTTACCTAGAGTTTTTAATTTATCTATTACTTTATATCCTACATTTCTAGTTTCTATTGATTCATTTATTTTCCCTATAGCTCCACTTCCTGCCCCTGTCTTTGTATGTCCACAATTTACACCTATTTTCATTATTTATTTTCCTCCTTTAATTGTTTGTAAGTTTGATTTATACCTATTGCAACTCCCCAACAAATTACACCTTGCAGTACTGAATCAGCATTTAGTCCTAACATCCATATTGAAAATCCTATTCCAAGTGCTAATAACACTACTGGAATATACTTATTATCTAGTTGTTTATATTTTTTGCAACCTGCTCCTATAACATAAAGAGCAGCTACTAAAATTAGCAACTGCTCTGGTATGAAACTTATTAAATTATCCATCTTTTATCCTCCTAATTAATTAAAATATTCCTCTTTGAACTGCAAATATAAAGAACCCTACAAGTGTTGTAATCATTGTACCAATTAGCCATTTGAGCATACTTGTAAGTGAGTTTAGATTCTCACACAATGCTTTTAACTCTGCTTTAGACTCTATATTTGCTATTTTTAATTCGTCTATTTCTTCTCCATGTTTATTTATTCTTGTTTCATGTCTTTTTAAATCTGCTTCGAAAAGTTCTTCATTCATGAAAACCTCCTAATTTTTGAATTAAAAAAGACTATGCTATATAGTCCTCTTCTGCAATTTCTTTATATTCTGTTGCCGTTATCTTATTCTTTTCTACTGCCGTTTTAACTTGCTCTTTAGTCCAATTACCATTATTATAGAAATCTGTTATTATCTTGTACCAATTCATTTATATCACCCCATTTGACATTAATTTAAATGTTAAATCTGCTATTGTTTGTTCTGTAGAATTTACTTTATTAATCAAGATTTCTTTTTCAAGTTCTTCCCCACTTTTTGCTATTAATTTATATTTGTAGTATGTTTCTTTTGTTAATTCATTTACATATAAAGTAGAGTAATATCCTTCTCTAAGTTCTTCTTGCATAATATTATCTACCAGTATTCCTTGTTCTAATTCCTTACTAGACAAATCAGAAGGCATGTAGTTTATCAAGCCTACTTTTTTTATATTTATATCATCTGTATTACTTAAATTACCTAAAAAAATCAATTAAAACATCTCCCTTTTCACATAGAATTTTTTTGTTGATGCCAACCTTGCTATAGTTTTATTATCAATATTACCATTCACATAAATATTATAATTTTTATAAATTACATTTGGAGAACCATACCCCTCAAATTCATATGAGTCTAGTTCATTTAAATTGCTTGAAAACTTTACTATTTTTGCATGTTCATATTCACGTAGACCCTTTGTTGCATAAATATAATTACTATTATTATCTAATCCCACTAAGTTTCCATATTTGCTGTCAGACAATTTTATTTGTAAACTTAAGTTTGAAGTATATTTATTAAAATAACCTTCTCCTGGATAACCCATAACTCCCCTATTACACGATACATAAACTCCATTATTTAACAACATAATTTTACGTCCTGCATTACTATCACGTAAAATTGCTGATGCAATTTTCTGAGTTAAATTATGATTTAATAAATATATAGATGCTATGTCAGAACTATCTTGTACTAATACATATATACCTGTACTATTTACTTTTATATTTCCACTTGATGAAAAACTTTTTATAGAAAGAGAAGCACAATCTTTAGTTAAGTTTATACTAAATAAATTTGAAGAAGCATTAATTAGTATCATAGTAGCTGTACTACTCTTATAACAATATAAAATATTATTATAAAAACACATATCATTAACAAAATTATTAGCTATAGTTTTATTAATAGTTCCAGTAGTTTTATTAATTTGATATATGTTTTCTGCTGTAGAAGCATAAATATAATCTTCACTAATACAGAAACATTCAAAATTAGAATAACTTATTGAGAAAATAACATTAAAATTTAAATCTGTTTTTACTAATTTTGATGCTTTTAATACATAGATATAACTATCATCATAAAGAATGTTTAAAACATTTGTTGAGTCATTAAAATTTGCTTTTTTATCAACTATTGTAATTGCATTATCATATATGACTTTATTATCCTCTATTTCTTTTGTAGTATTTTCAAGAGTATCCATTATTTCTTTCAAACTACTATTTTCATTTAACTTTGCCATTATTAATTCTCCTTATAAAAACATATCTGTTAATGTATTTGCTATTGATATTCCTCTTGTCTTTTGACCATTTAATTCTGTATCTAATAAATTTTGCTTTATTGCTAATTCTTTTAAAGCATCTTCTACATTGTCACTTGTAAAATTATTTTCTATATCTTCTATAGTTGTTTTCTTTGCTGTTATCTGCATGCTATCTAAACTAACTTTTACTTCTTTTAATGCCCCCTCCACATTATCACTTTCAAATAAATTATCTGTATCTTTTATACTTGTTTTATCTGCTGTTGTTTCTATACTATCTACACTAGTTTTCACCTCATTTAATGCACTAACTATATTTGTTTTATCTGTCGTAGTAAGTTGTGTTGTATCTCCTATTTTTGTATTTAGCTCTGTTTTAGTAGTTTCTATGTTGCTTGTTAATTCTGTTTTAGTTGTATCAATTTTAGAGTCTAGGTCCTGCAAATCTTTTAATGTGGCAAGTATAACAGTAGGGTCTACCTTTAGATTAATATTAGCCACATTAGATACAACTAATATTACTTTTATTAATAGTTCTTTTACAGTCCCCGAATCTGCTTTAGGTTTATATGTTGTTGGGTAACTAGAAACCGCTAATAATTGGTCTTTAGAATCAAATAGACCAACTTCTCTTATTTCAAATCCTCCAACATCACCAGGTATGAATTTTTGTATTACTACCCAGTTAGGATTATCTTTATCTCCTTGTGCATGTTCAAGTGTACTTTCCCAAACCACATTTTTTAGTGCTGTTTGACTCTCATTTGGAGTATAAGAACTCCCTCCTCCATCTCCAACTTTTATCTTTGCAAAATCTACTTTTTCACCTGTAATACTTGCATTTGCTATTGCTGCCTTACCAATGTCAGTTACTAGAGTAAAATATTGTTGTTCTGTCAATTTTATCACCTCATTTCTATTTTTTAGGATACAATGTTACTTTTTCTAATGCTCTATCATTTCCACTACAAATAGCTATTTCTCCAAAACTTTCTAAATTTCTAGGTACATAAGGATATATTGTAACTGTTTCTCCTGTGCTAATTGCTGCACCTGTATAAAGCTCGTTTTTATTAAATAATATCCTCTCGAATTTGTGTTCAAGGTGTGCAGGTTTTATTTCTTCTATTTTCTTATCTAATTCTAAAATAGTGTTATAACTACAATCATTTGTTATAAAACTAAGTGTAAAACTAAATAGATTGCTAAATACTTCTACATCAACATTAGTCTTTGTGTAAGCCTCTCCTATAGCTTTTACAACCTCTATTGTAGTTGTCCCCTTACCTCTCATCTTTGCTTTTATATTACTTCTTCTATCTTCTATACTTAAATCAAATCTACTTTTAATAAATAAAATATTCTCCCAATAATCAAGTCCCCATGTTGCTGTATCTACAAAGAACTGGTCAAAAGTATCGTCATAAGTTTCTCTAAGTGTTTCTAGTTCTATGTCATAAGCTTCTTGTATTTTACTAGTAACATTATTGTTGTAAAAAGAAGGTAGCTTATCAATTAATTTCATTAAACTACCACCTCACTAAACTCTAGGGTCGTAACACTTGGAACTTTGTCTTCTTCAAATACTATATTTTCAGCTTTGTTATTTAACAGTAAATTGCTAAAGTCATGTATACCCTCAATAGACGCAAGTATTGCACTTACTTTAGTGTAAATTATTTCTTTATTAACATTTATTAAATAACTATTAATACTCTCTAAGAAGCTTTCTTTTACAAAATCTAATGTATATCCCGCTTCTAATTTTATAGATGCACTTATACTTATATCTAAAACGCTTGGAGTTAAAACGGTTAACGCAGGACCTATTGGCATTTCTTCCTCAATATGTTCTTTGCATCTTTCAATTACTTCTGTGTCAACAGCTTGATTATTTTCTCCAAATATTAATACCTTTACCGTCCCTGGACCATCCCATCTCGGATAGATTTTAGCGTTATATACTCCTTCAACTTCTAAAGCCCATTCTTCATAGTGAGCTTTATTTCCACTTGTAGCTTGATTTCTTTGGATTTTATAGAATCTCTCTTTTAATTCTTCGTCTGTTTCTATTTCTGTACCACCTTTAAAGTCTAAATTATTATATATTTTACTTATACCGTTTATTTCGTCTTGTAGCTTAAATTCAGTACTTGCAGGTATATTATATCTAATTCCAATTTCTAAAGCCTGTACGGGGCTTGTATTTTGTTCGATTTCCGAACTAATTACTATATCTTTAATTACTACGAATAATAACTCATTGTAAGATATAATTGTTCCATTTGGTATAACTGTTCCAGCTTTTCCCTCGAATACCACTTCTCCTGTAGCTTCTGTTCCTAGTTTTCTGTATACTCCAAATTCATTTACCCGTTTATCAAGAAAATCATCAAAATTATCTTCAATAAAAGCTTTTTTATGAAGATATGAAAGTTCTATATAGAATTTTGCGAGTTCTGTACTGATTGGAGATACCATATCACTTAAAAAAGAACCCTCACCCTTATAGATATCTAAATCTATATTTGATAGAGTTCTATTTTTAATGACATCATAAGTTTGACTACTATACATTAACTTCTACCTCCCCATAAATCGTCGAAATTTCTATATTTACACTTAATAAATCATCTGTAAATTTTGTATCCTTGATATTGACATCTAATATATATTGATTAACTAATAAAGCCTCTTTTATATATCTACTAGCTTCACTTTCTGTAAGTCCTTTACTATATTTCTGTCCAATAAGTTCAGATAATTCAGTTCCATAGCCCCAGCTATAAATTTCATGCTCATATCTATTTGTTTTGATGCATTTATACACCCAAATTTTGATAGCTTCATTGCCTTCAATAATCTTAAAATCTCCATTTTCTAAAATAGGTTCATCTTTTTCAAAATCCCAGGCCACTTCACGAAAGATTGGCAATTCTTCCGTTTTAGGCAAGATATAATCTTCTGGGACACCTATAAAAGGAAATATTGTACTCATTATAAACTCACCAACTTACTTACAACAGCAAATTTATCACCTATTTTGAACATTATTACTATGTCTCCAGATTCAAAAGTATCTATAAATGGATTTTTTACTTCATGTTGATGTTCTTGATTTGTTTCTGTATCAAATGATTCTATCTGTCTATCAAGCATCCAACTATCTATCAAAATATCTTCTTTTTCTAATACGATGTTATTTATCTCTATTTTTAAATCTGGTAATTTGCTTTTAATTTTTCCAACAAAAAAAGAAGGTTCATTGTAATGTTTTCCTTCCTCTCTTATTATTCCTATAAATTCATTTATTGGATCAGACACTATATCACCACCTTTTTATAAATATCTTCTAGCTGTTACATAATTTTTAGTGTAATAGCTACCACTTAACTTACTTATTTTTACAACATCACCAGTATGCGGAGAATGAATAAATTCTCCATTTCCAATAAACATACCAACATGGTCTATTGTTCCATTTGCTCCTTTGCTAGAAAAGAAAACTAAATCTCCTGGTTGTAAACTTCCTTTACTTACTGCTTTACCTGCTTTTCCTTGGCCTCTTGATACTCTAGGAATGTTTATACCTATCTTTTTGTAACACCATTGAGTGAATCCACTACAATCAAAAGTATTTGGACCAGTAGCTCCCCAAACATACTTACAGCCTAGCTTGCTTTTTGCTATACTTATCAATTCTTTAGCTTTTCCTGTTGCATTTGTATAGCCTGTGCCATCTCCAATTATTATTGTTCCTTTTCTTCTTCCAAAATCATTACATTCTTTTTCACTAGACATTAATATATCTATTCTATACACTCCATTTTTTAAGCCAATCGCTCCTCCTCTGTCTGTTACTGTATAAGTTTTACCATCAATTTTAGTTCCAGGACATTTTGCTTGAATTTTTGTTTTAAATTTAAGTTTACTAGGTGCAGCACAAGTATTGTTTGAAGGTACAAGTCTTTTACCATCCATAGCTTGATAATAACCACCCTCCATAGG